AACTGAGCGAGGAACCATGGCTCCTGCACAGATGAATGCTCTACTAGGTTCATCGCGTGGTGGTGTACAGAGTGCTAAGGCTATCAAGGCAATTACAGCATGGATGTATATGTTCTCACAAACAGAGCAACTTAACAGACGTGTATCTGGATTAGCAGCATATCGATTAGAGCGAGATAGATATACAGCAGCAAACCCTAACGCTACCAAACAAGAGATTGATGCCTACGCTAAGGACAAGGCAGGGCAATTTGTATATGATAGCCAGGGTAACTATGATATGTACAATAGACCAGAGATTGCACGTGGTAACTTATTCCAGTACCCTATGATGTACAAGCAGTTCACTCTATCTGCCATCAAGCTATTTGCTCAGATGGATAAGAAGGGTAAGATTTACTCTATGGGTTTACTGTTCTTAGTTGCGGGCCTAAAAGGTATGCCTTTCGCTGATGATATCATGGACTTACTAGATACACTAGCCCAGTCCTTTGGTATCAAGATGCCAACAGTCGAGAAGGCAGCACTAGAAATTGTCGAGGACATAGCCCCCGGCTTTGGTCCGTTGTTTATGAGAGGTGTGGTTGATAGGTCATTTGGTGGAACAGTATCGACTAGACTAGGCTTTGGTGATTTATTCCCACTTACTGGTTTGTTCAAAGCAGGCTCAGACCCATGGCGTGAAACAGAGAATGCCTTCGGCCCAGTATGGACAACAGCAAGTGGTATTGTAGGCACAGCAGGACAGCTGAGTAAGTATGGGTTAGAAGCATTAGGGTTAAGGTCTGGTCATACGGATATGAAGACCATCTTAAGGGAGTCGCCTATCACTGCAGTACGCGCAATTACAGATGGATACACATTCCATAATGACGGTATGATTACTAATGCTCAAGGTAAAGTAGTGTCACGAGATGTGACAGCGTGGACAGCGTTTACAAGGATGCTAGGTTTCTACCCAGCAGTTGCAACAGCAGAGAATGATATTGTTAGGATGTCTAAACAGTCAGCAGACTACGCAAAAGATATACGCGCTGAGTTCCGTAATGCTTATATTAAAGCGAAGATTGTTGGTGATATGGATACTATGAATCAGATTGTACAGAATGTACGAGAGTGGAATGAGGCTGCCCAAGGCTCTGAGTTCTACATTAGGAGTTTCCGTAAGTCTGCAAATAGAGCATACAGAGAATGGAACAAGACAACCTCAGAGAGGTATCTCAAGTCTGCACCTAAGAGTATCAGACAAGAGACTAACTGGTTAATGGACGTATTTGCTAACGACTAATCAACCATCTGTAACTGCCCTTGAAGTAAATCTTCAGCGGCTACATCAGCATCATCAAGTATGCCTTGTAGTCTAGGGTGGTTAAGGTTAACACCAACAACATAAGATTGACCTAATTTAATCGGTGTACTCTTACCTAAAAAACACTTCTTGGATTTAGGTGTTGCATCAATATGCTCAGTCTTTAACTCACCGCAGAAAGACTTGTAGTCATGGCCTTGCATTGATAACCATTTACGGAAGTGGGTACGGTCTAACATAAGCGTTCCACTACTGAAGACATCAGTCATTGTCTTACGGAAGACATCGAACCTAACACGTATCTCTCCACGAGGTAAGCGTTGGAAGTCAACCACTGGCTTCTGCCCTGCTGTGTGCATAACAGTGACAGCAACATCAGCGAAGTCGTTAAGGTATGCAGCAAGGATATCGAATGAGTCCATCTTACTCTCAGCAGCAACAGTACGGATAGCACCAATCTGATTTAGTACCCACTCAGTCCCCTTCGTATAGTCGTAATCAATCAAGCCCCAATCACTAGCAAGTTTAGATGCTAGGTCTGATAGAATGATGGCTTGTTCCCAGTAGCGTTCTTCACCACTGAACTCAGCGTCATACCTTTTGTGGAAATTCTCTGTTACTTCTGCAATCATTGCAGCTATATCATCAGCACCTATTTCTAACAACTTGTTTATGAATGTGTGGCCGACATGGCCGTAGTTATTTGTAACAAAGTTATAGAGGTTTCGACCTGCCGTACTATTCTTAGTAAACAGCTCATGTGCAGGCACAGTTACCTCTAACAAACGTGCCATCTGTGCATCAGTATCTAACCCAGATGCTATCAGTTTAGATTGCATTGACTTGTTTGTAGATACAACAACTGGCGTTGCCCAAGTCTTAGCATCTCGCTCAACAGCAGTACGACTAAGCCTAGCCTTATCCCTACCTTGACTCACCCAGTAACAGAAGTCACCTACCTCTTTATCTTGCATCATAGTTACTTCATCAATGGTCATCGGTAAGTGGGCATACAAACCCATACGGTTGAACAGTGTGTTCTGTGTGAACTTCGCAGCGAAGTGCAACTTGTCTGGGTTACCATAGATGGATTGTATCCAGTATTGAGCTAGTGTTTTACCTCCACCTGTTGGCCCATATAATGAAACTGTTAGTCCTTTCAAGCCAGTGAAGTTGAATAGTGGTGCAGAAAACCCAACACCTAAAGCAAACATATGACTTGGCATATGTGCTTTCTCTAGCATGTTGGTCATCTTAGTCCACGCTTCACTGCTTCCTTTCTTGCCATACATATCACCGCTAACTGAATTGGTTGCGGCAGATAATGTAACTTGTTCTTCTTTAACACTGCCATCACCGACCTTACTTATGACAGTATCTCCTATGACAAAGTGCGTGTTGTTTTCTTTCCAACCCATGGTTGAATAGAGGTTAGTCATGGTACGCATCTGCCTTAACTCTTCCATGTAGCTTCGTAACATAAGTTGAAAATACTCCGTTTGTCGTTTACTAATTAACACTATACCTTGGTCTGCAATAGCAGTGGGAAATTCTCTACTCCCATCAGTAAGGTATGCTTGTCTTAATTTAAGTTCTGTCCACCCAATATGAGGTCGCTTCCAGTGGTAGCGTACCACTTCATAATCAAGGTGGTCATCACGTCCATACCCAACTGGGTATATATCAAACTTACAAACATCGATATCAGTATCATCAATAGTCATCTTAATACCTTGAGCAGTTCGCTTGAACGGTTTCGGGATAGGTACTAAGTTCGCTACTTTATCTGGTGCTTCAGTGGTGATTGCGACTTCTTGGTATTGGATACCCAGTCTTGCAGGTGAGCCTACCTTGCCTGCATATTTACACCCTCTACATCCATTTGGTCTATCAGATTTAAACTTGTCACAAGTTGTTGGGCCAGTAGCATTGTCTTTCCACTGGATAACTTTATCCCTTGTTACTGACTCAGAGTAAGCATCATGCCCCTCACTCCACTTGATTGCTGTTTCTTCTGGGTCTACACAGAATGCAGCAACTCCGATAAGGCTATACCATAGTGGCTCGGGTACATCCTTCTGGTTCTTAACTGCCCACTCAATCTGCTGACACTTGCTTGCAACTACAGTGCCGACAGCAGGTGGATACTCTTGGGTTGCTGCAAGATTACCTAACAACGAACTCTCACGTGGTTGTCGACTATTAGGGCCCGGGCTATACTGTACGTAGTTTGATAATACATCTGAAAGAACTTCAGGTGTAACAGGCTCAGCATCCATTAACAACTTTACCTCATTCCCATTCTTCGGGTTATGAGTTCCGACTGGTCGTAATACCAGTGCGCTGTTAGTTGTAAGACCTGCGTCTATCTCGAACTGTTTCTCTGCCGCTGCTAGTTTCATAGCACTAGCGAGTGGCTTCCATTTATGTGGTTCTAGTTCTCTGGTTAATACCCAGTAAACATGCAGTCCGTTGCCAGAGAATACTACCATAGGTTTAGGTAGTTTCATTTCTTCAAGGAACTTACCCAATGCTTTTAATCCTTCCTTCCAGTTTGGGTATGGTTTATTTTCACCACAGTCTACATCTAATGCAACAACTTTGGTTGCTCTGACATTATCCTGCTTCCTATTGCCTTTCGTTTTGAAGGCTGATATTGCGTAGTAGGTATTGTTTTTAGTTTGGTCTGACCTAATACAGACCTTTGCTAGTTCGTCTACACTATCGAAGAACCCTTGTCTATTACCATCTTTGTTG